CATTCTAAAAGTATCATACAACCCATTGCCTCTAAACTATAAGGTCTTACTGTAGGTTGTTTTGGTTCAAGTGATGAAGCAATTGCAGGAAATGTTAAGGTTAATGATAAACCTATTGCTGTGAGGATTTTTTTCATTCGTTCCATCCTTCTTCTTGCTTATGTATCCAGACTTTCAAATCTTTTACATACTTTCTCAATATCTGGGCCTGTTCTTCATGCCAAAAATCACCCGTCTCCATATGAAGACGGGTGTGATTGTCTATGGCTTTGAGTATGTTATGGATTGGAGCATTCCAACACTCCCTCTTTGGAGTGTTCCATTCTCTTGGCATGGGATTACAAGTGAGTGTATTTCATTATAACGAAAATAATCAATCTGACATTCGCCAGGACTAATTTCAACATATCCGACAATCATAAAAGCGATGAATTCCATCACTTCTTTTTACCACCATTCTTTGCTTTTTTAGCATTAGCATTACCAGAATTCTGCTTTTTGTTATTAGAAGATCCGGCACTGCCTGATGGTTTTTTGTTTTTTGATTTAGACATTATGCTCCTGTGCGTGGTTTTACAAATCCTTCACCATCTTCAACTTTTTCTTCAAGAGCTTCAACTCTTTCTTCCAAAGTTGTTGGTTCAGTTGCTACTGGTTCTGGGGGTGTCTCAACTACAACTTCCTCTCTACGTGGAAGTTCTTCCTTTTTTTCATCATCATCTCCACCCTTCTTCATTGTATTGATACCAAAGGTAGCAGCAGAAGCAGTAAAGACAGTTGCAATAAAAGTTGGGTCCATTTTAGATAGAGCACCAGCATAACTAGCAGTAAGAAGAGCAGCAGACCAACCCAAAATAGCAATACGAATAACAGTACTCATACACTTTTCCTTTTTGTTTGGTGTTTCCATTTGTTCCTTAGTTTGAGGTTAACCTTTTTTCCAAGCTTCACCTTCTGCTTTTCTTCTACGAGCAAGTCCTGCTTCTACATTTGAACCAGGATTTCTGTAGAGGTAAAGCGCATCGGGAACTAGATCCCACTCTTTATTCTTCAAGCGTTTAGTAATAGTATTAAAGTTATCGCCACCGTAAAAACCGGCACCAAGATTATAAGCAAAGCTGAGCAGAGCTCCCCTCTTTCCATCAGACATTTCTCCCCAATGTGGAATTTTACGAAGTGCTGGGAGAAACTCTTTTTTACATTGTTCAATTAAGAGTTCATCCGCTTCTTGTTGTGTAAGTGTATCACCAAGTTTGAAAGGTGATCCATCTTTTTTACGGGTAGAACCCCAACCAATAGTGATTGGAAGTCCACCAGTCAAAGGATCTGGGTATGCCTTGAGATGGCAACCTTCAAACTCTTTGATTAACTTGATGCCCATTTGTGGGACATCATCACCACCTGTTACAGAAGCGGGAGCTGCAACAGCGGCAGGGGCTGGTGCAGCACTAGTCTTTTTTCCTCTATAAATTTCTGCCCAGTCTACATTATCCTCAAGGAACTTGACTGGGAGGTTATCTTCCAACCACTGAACTGCTTTCACATGGTTGGGGTTCTTCTCGTCGTAAAATTTAAAAAAGTTGTGCAGATCAATTCTTGCCATTTTGTCCTCCTATATTTGGAAAATATATTTCGAATAATTCACTTGCTTCTTTATGTCGTCCTTGGTTTGTGAGTTTTTTCACTTCTTCCAGAATTTTCTTTTTAAACTCAGTCGAAGATCCTTCCCCACCCATCGTTTCCTCCTGGGCACCAGCGATGCTTAAGAACTGCTTTTGTATAAATGGTTTTCTTACCATTCGTCACAGGTCCAGTATAGTTATCGTTGAGTGAACCATATGGATCATTGATATAATATCCTTTACCATCTGGTGTTTTACCGATGACTACACACATGTGTCCACCAGTTGGACTAGTTAAAGAACCTCTATGAAGGATACCGATAACAACTGGCTTTCCTCTATCAAGGCTCTTATCAATGTCCGAAAAAGAAAGATTATAACTAAAATGGGATTTAATACCGTATCCTGCAAGAACTTTTGTCTGTACAGCATGATCGGTAGTATCACCAATTGCAAATACCTTTTTAACATATTCATCGTCACCTTTAATCGATCCTGGCTTGAGGAACGCAAGACACATGGCGCACGATGAACTGTTACAAGTTCTATGAGCGTCTCTATAATTATCTACTTGATTGAAATAAGGAACATCTAGCACCGCTGGAGTTGGTGGTTTTGTTCTATACATTCCAATCCATTCTGTTTCAGAATCATCCAGAAACTCAGCAGGAAGATTATCCTCCAACCACTGAACTGCTGCTACGTGATTCGCATTAGCATCATCATAAAACTTAAAAAAGTTATGAAGATCTAGGGTCATTGGATATTACCTAAAACACTAAGATATTTATAAAAAAAGACCCCTTCGAAGGGGTCTTTTGATGTTGTTTTTAATATTAATCAAGAATTAAACTTATCAAGGAAATGTTGGTGCTGGATACTTTTTTTGAAGATACTCTGAATGAGATTTCAATTGTTCTGGTTTTGAGGTATCAATTAAATACTTCAAAACATTTTCTGGAGTTGTTTCCCCATAAGGATCATCTGAAGCATTATCAGATTTTCCGGGTTCAATAAACATTTTTTCAATATGCCCACCATCAATAACAGCTGCATATCTCCAAGATCTTTGCCCAAATCCAAGATTTGACTTTAGCACCAACTGATCCATTGCTCTAGTAAAATATGCGTTACCATCTGGAAGCATTTTTACATTTTGAATTCCTTGATCTTTAGCCCATGCATTCATAACAAATGCATCATTAACAGAAACGCAATAAATTTCTTCAATACCTAATGACTTAAACTCTTCGTACTTTTCTTCAAATCCAGGAAGTTGATAAGTAGAACAAGTTGGAGTGAATGCGCCAGGCAAAGAAAAAATTACATACGTTTTTTTAAACTCAAAAATATCTTTTGTAAAACGAGATACAAATTCTCCATTTTCCCTAAAAATAAGTTCGACATTAGGAACTAATGAAGTTTCTCCAATCACAGTTTTTACCATAATCAGAATACACCAGGAATGATTTGACCAGTTGTGAGATAAGCACCAACACCAGCAACGAAACCAATCATTGCTAGACGAGCATTGAGGATCTCTGCCTCAGGTGTGAATCCGAATTTCATTTTGTTTCTCCTTCGTAAGAATGTTTTTGTTTAAGTTCAGGATTTGGTTGAGAAGGAACTACAGGGTTCCTTGATTTGTTTTTGATTACAATGAAAGCATCATTTTGATAAGTCACCGTTCCAAATGGTTTTGCCCATTTTGGATTTGCATCTGGATGAGTTGCAGTTCCTGTTACTGCTACACCACCAATTTCAACTGATAGTTCATCATTGGCGTCCCATCCAAGAGTTTCAAGAGCAATTGCAAATTGCCCGAGCATTCCAGCAGTCATCAATAAGTCTCAGCAAGTTTCTCCACAGCATAACCCAAAGTCACAAAAAATGCAACAGCAGTAAGGGTCCAAATAACTTCAGTCATCAGAAGACACCGAAGAAAAGTTTACCTGTGAGAGCATAAGAAAGAGCACCAGCAATAATGCCGACCATAGCCCAGCGTCCATTATACATCTCCGTAGTTTGCATAGGGGTCATAAGACCTTTGCGATTATATTCTTGGTAAACCATTTGTGGTTCTTTAGCCCACATGTTTTGCTGACCCCGATCATTCGTTGTTACAGTCATAATTAGTTTTGTAAAGATTTACAACATTATATAGGAAAAAGAAAGGGGCGTCAAGCCCCCATGTGTATCAGATTTTACAGAATGATCAGAAACGGAAGGTAGTTTGAATTACACCACCGAAGTTAGAGGAGTTATCAGCAAGACGCTGGTTATCGCTAGCATAGAAGATAGCGGGAGTGACGCTGATGTTATCAGACACTTGATACTTGTAGAAGACTTCAAGCATCGTGGACTTCTCAAGATCTTCACCAGTAGGAGCCTGACCGATAGCAACACCAGCAGAGTTACCACCAATAAACACATCTTCCCACTGAAGACCAGCAAACCAGGACTGGCTATCGGTAGCAGCACTAGTAGTACCACTTACAGTATTCCAACCATAACCTGCGGAGACAGAAGGGACAATACCAGACTTCTTAGGTTGCCAGTATGCATTCAGAGCATAACCGTTAGATGTTTGACCAGGAACCAGAGTACCAGAAGAACCATCCAGACCATTATAAGTACGGACGCGAGTGCCTTCAGTACCATAACGATAACCAAATGCAGCACCCCAGTTAGTACCACGATAACCGATTTGTGCGAGAGTGTTCAGAGCACCAGTCTCATCAAACTCACCCTTAGAACTATCTTGACCTGCTTGTGCAACATAGTTTACACCAGCAACAATACCCTTCTTACCATACTGAACACCGAAGCCAGCACCAGTTGCCTTGTTATAAACACCAGGAGTACCAGCAACAGCGAAGAAGTCAAGAATACCAGACTTATATGCAGAAGGAACCCAAGCAATCTCAGTGTTACGAACTGCAGCACCAGCAGTCAGAGTTGCTTTGTTATTGAAAGCAGGGAACTGATAAAACAGACGGTCGATAACTACATTGTTACCAACTTCACTGGAAGTATTGTCTGCTTTATCCAGTTTGAAAAGCGAAGAGCTGGAACCAAAAGGATCACTGCTGAAATTAGCAGAACGCAGACGAGTGCGAAGCAGATCCTTACCAGTGAATGAAGTATCCAGGTTCAGACGCAGATCGTAGTTAAATGCAGCATGAGTTACATCACCACCTTTGGTTTTGTAATCATCGACATTACCAATTACGAAGTTTGCTTCACCACGCAGTTTAGTTGTAGTGGAGAACTGTTGTGCTTCTAGTTGGCCAACTTGTGCTTCAAGTTTATCAACACGACCACGGATAACAGCAAGTTCTTCAGAAAACTCTTTCGATAGACGTTGGAGTTCATCAGTCACTTCAGTAACACGGTCAAGGCAAGCATTCAAGAGTGCTGCTGCCTCATAGCGGGTCATTGCCTTACCACCACCATAGGTGCCGTTAGGATATCCAGCAACGCAACCATAACGCTCTACGAGGTTGCTGAGTGCTTGGTATGCCCAATCAGAAGGTTGAACATCAGAAAGTTGATTGACGCTTGTAACTTGCTCTGAAGAATATTGATTGACTGCAGCCATATTAAGATCTGCCGCATTCGCAGCAACAGGAGCAACCATTCCCAGAGCAACAGGTGCAAGCATCAGTTGTTTGAGTTTCATAAAAATTTGTTTTTAGTACTAAAGGACATTTTGATTATCTGCGCAATTAATTGAGGCACAGATGTATCAAGGTGTGAATTTTAACATTTTCTTTGGGATCAGTCAAGTCATTTTTGTGATGACTCGGTGACTCTCCCTAGGTAAGGATTATAATTCATGAGAGCTGCTAGGTCAACATTTGCACCATTCTGAGACCAGAAATTCATAATTCCATCATGACTTCCTTTATGGAATGCGTCGATATGCTCTGGATGAATAGAAGATCCTAAAGGAATATGATACAAAAGAAGAGGAATACTATAAGTATTACCTGAGTTATAAATTAAATCATCAGCAACAGGGCGAGGTTTAATTCCATTATCAAGTTTAAACTTATTACCTTTCGTATGATATTTCAATAATTTTTCAGCATGATGCCTTGTAATGATATAACAAGCCGTAGAAAAATCATTAACGAATCTCTTATGAAGAGATACATGAATATCACCTGTACAAATGATTGCAAGTTGAACAACATCCCAGTCATATGGAATCTTGGAATAAAATTCCCTCCAAGTAAAATTCCAATACCTAACAAGATCTAGTTCACAATCATCTTCCATAATGACTGCATATGGAGAATCAGAAGTTTCATACCAATGTTTAATTGCTTTTAGATGTGAAGTTATACATCCAACTTCACCAGAAGAAACGTTCTCAGGATATCTACCCTGAATAATATCACTCAGATCATCTTCCCTACCATCACATGCAGAGACTCGTTCATAGTTTTCAATACCCCAATACTTAAATTGGGATTCCATATACTCCCACCTCTCAGGTTGACCATCAAGGTTAATACAATAAACTGGACCAAATCCCTCCAATTTATACGTAGATTTATTTTTGTCCATTCAACCACTCCTCAAGTTTAACAGTAGGACTCCACCCAAAAGTTTTTTTAATTTTCTGTATATTTGCAAGACTTACTCTTGCCTCACCAGGTCTTGGTGCAATATTTACTTTAGGATGATCAATCATCCTAGCAATTTGATTAACTGAATAATTTGTTCCCGTACCAATATTATAAACTTCACCAAATGCATCTGGATCTGGGTTTGAGATAGCAGCTACAATATTTGCATTTACAACATCCCCAACATATGTAAAGTCGCGGCGTTGATTTCCATCACCAACAATTGTTAAGGGTTCCCCTGCAGCACGTTGGCGAAGGAAAATTCCAATTACGGGAGCATACTGTCCACGAAGAGGTTGATGTTCTCCATATACATTAAAATATCGGAAGCAAACAGTTTGGAGTCCATAGAGATTTGTGTACATCTTACACAGTTTTTCTCCATTAACTTTTGAAACTGAGTAAGGATTTAAACAATCATCGGGTTGAGTTTCTACATTGGGAGTTTGATTCATTCCATATCCAGAAGAAGTAGAAGAATACATTACTCGTTTTACACCAGCCTCACGAGAACATTGAAGAACAGTAACTGTTCCTACAGAGTTAATACTTACTGCTTCAATAGGATTCTCGATAGCTGGTTGAATACGTGCTTCTGCTGCAATATGAAACACATAGTCTACCCCATCATAAAGTGGGCGTGTGTTTTCATAATCACGAATATCGTATTTGTAGTTTTGAGCTTTATCATTCCAATAAAATTGATCATGGGCATCAGAGTATTCGTTGTCTATTACAACTACTTCATGACCCATTTCTATGAGACGATCAACAAGATTGGAACCAATAAATCCAGCTCCTCCAGTAACTAGTGATTTCATCAGTATAATGCCGTAGGTTTCCAGAATTGTTTAATTGGTTGAAGTGCTTCAACGCTAGGATATGTAGTAAGTTTTTGATCAGTTCCATTTGAACTTGTTTGATAAAACAATGGATCATTAAATGCATAGACATTGTAATATCTTTGGACTTCTGCAAATCCAATATCTTGATGATCTGCAATATGAGAATAGTGAATGGAAATTTTACTACAAAGTGACGCATATTCTTTAGAGAGATAAAGAATAGCATGTGCTCCAAGCATATTGTAAACCTTCAAAAGGTTATCGTCAACCTTTTCATATTGCACAAAAGGTCCAGAGTGAGAATTCATTCTCCCCCAAGAAGAAATACCAAGATAAACTGCATCTGCATTATCAGGAATTTCAATTATTGGGGTAAAATTTTTTACCCTACAATCATCTTCAAAAATAATGAAAGGGACATCAACTTCATTAAGTGATCTAAAATGAGATAGAGAACACCCCGCTAGATGCCTATCTGGAAATTCAGATGCCTCGACTCTAATGATGTTCTCAAATCCCAATTGAGTAAGCATATCATGCATATACTCATTCTTTTCAGTATCTCTCTGCAGATTAATATAGATTGCTGGAATCTTCCTAAGATCTAAGGTCGCCATGATTTTTTAAAAGTGCAATAATTTTTGGATTATCATTTGGATGTCTACCAAGCTCTGGTTCTGGATAACAGTAGTCTGGAGATAGTGCTACTGTAGGTGGATTATCAATCATGTAACGATTCATATGAGATTCGTCATGCCACAATGCAATGATTCCCTTTCTAAGATCTTCATTAACTCTATTCGCAATAACCTCGGACATCTCCAAAAATGTTTTAGTTTTTCCACCGTTAAATCCACCAGCATAATAGGATACCGTTTTTTGATCAAATGGTACGCACGCTAATGAATCGGGATTTCTATCAAATGATTGACTTGATGGATCTAAACGAGACTGATAAAAATGATTTGTAGCAACTAAGTCTCCAAGCACTTCATCACGAACAACTTGCTGAAGAGCCATATCTACATCAAAATAAAAACAATAATCATGCTGAAGAATAAAATCCTTTTCTTTGATAAAGTAATTATATCTCTTCAATGTAGGCATTGGCCATGCTTCATGCGCAATCTGATGGATCTTTACATTATCAGAAGACTCTTCTATTTCATGATCTGTAAATAGTAGACAATTCTTCTCGTAATCTGGTAGAAAAAACTCTTCCAAATTATTATAAAGATCTTGTACAAAATGAATGTACTTATTTGTAGCAATGGTTAGAATGCAAATTTTCATTTTTGAAAGTCTTCACGTACAAAAATTGTATTGATATGATCTTTATAAATTTCAACATACCCATGAGAATGAATCTTATCTCTTAGAGTTTTATGAACTT